GTCGACGGCGAAGGCGACCCCATCGGACTAGCTCAAGCACGGCAAACCACCTTCTCCAGCCGCAAAACTTTAAAGACCAGCACCCCCACCACAAAAGGTGTTAGCCGAATTGAAGAAGCCTTCATGCACGGCAACCAAATGCGCTATCACGTGGCCTGCCCGCATTGCAACGAGCCCCAAACCCTAGAGTGGGGCGCCAGCAAAACCTACGGCTTCAAGTGGAACAAAGACGAGGCAGGCCGTGTCATTGCCGCATCCGCCCACTATGTGTGCAAGCACAACGGCTGCATCATTGACGAGCACGCCAAACCCGCCATGCTAGCCGCTGGCCAATGGATTGCAGACAACCCCGCCGCCGATCCCGCTGTGCGCAGCTACCACCTCTCCAGCCTCTACTCACCACTTGGCTGGCTCAGTTGGTCAGAGTTGGTGGAGGAGTGGGATGCCGCTCAGGTATCCGCCAAAACAGGCGACACCTCCAAACTTCGCGCCTTCGTCAATACGCGCCTTGCTGAAACATTTGAAGAGCAAGGCACCAAAGCCGACCACCACGAGCTAGCCCGCCGCGCCGAGCCCTACGATCTAGGCACCGTCCCGCGCGGCGCGTACCTCCTCACTGCAGGCGTTGACGTGCAGGCCAACCGAATCGAGATGCGTGTGTGGGGATTTGGACGTGGCGAGGAGTCTTGGCTTGTAGATCGCCACATCATTTATGGCGATGTCAACCTAGAGGAGGGCACTGACGGCTCACCATGGTCACGCCTGACCGACCTGCGCCGCACCCCCGTTCGCTATGCCAATACAGGCTCGCAACTCATGATCGAGTCCGTCGCCATCGACACAGGCTACCAAGCCCACGCTGTCTACAAATATTGCCGCGACCACGCCCACGGCCATGTGCTGGCTATTAAAGGCGATAACCACAACGCCAACCACCCCGCCATTGGCAAACCCCGCGCAATGGACATCAACTGGCGCGGCAAAGTACTACCGCGCAGCGTCAAGCTGTGGGGCGTAGGCGGTGCCGTCGTCAAAACCCTGATTTACGGCCGCTTGAACCTGACCAAAGCAGGCGCAGGCTACATCCACCTGCCCAAGTCGCTCGCCGATACCGACGAGTTCGAGCAGCTCACATCCGAGCGCCTCGTCACGCGCTACATCAAAGGCCGTCCGCGTAGTGAGTGGATCAACCCCCCTGGCAAACGCAACGAAGCGCTCGACTGCGCCGTCTATGCCTACGCCGCCGCGTGTTACATGGGCATCCAATCCATGCGCGAGGCAGGCTGGGCTCGGCGCGAAAACAAGATCGACCCCAAAGAATCCGACCTGTTTAGCAGCGCCGCCGCGCGGGCTGAGCCGACTGAGCCCTCGCCCGAAGTATTGCCAATGTCCGATCAACGCCCCAACACCCTGCGCCAATCCCCGCGTCGCGCTATGTCCAGCGCTTCGTCCAGCTGGTAACCCGTTGCAAATCACCCCCCAAATTTAGGAGACTCCCATGAAAGACCAGCACCAAGACAACGACATCATCGCCGACTGCCTGCATTACGTTCGCGCAGCGCTGGTGGATGCACCCAAAGAAGTCACCGCCACAATCGACTTTTCCAAAGTAGACCAAGAAGTCCGCAAACGCTGGGAAGGTGAGCGCCCTTACATCGCCAAGCGACCAGCCGATTCATTCAGAATGCGCGACGGTCACATGCTCGCAGCATGGCGACGCGGCGAGCGCGTGGCATTTTTGGCGGGACAACACAACATCAGCCCGCGCTCAGTCCAGCGCGCCATTGACCGAGCGCTGGAAAAAGAAAAACAAACAGCCATGCACAAAATGCGACACGCCCTGCCTTAATTTGCCAAAGAATCGGGGGCAAACTTGCCCCCATCTTGAGCATCGCAACCTTCGAACCCCCCAAAATATACGCTGGCGACACTGTCGAATGGACTAAGTCGCTCGCAGCCTATCCCGCCCCTGCGTGGACTTTGAGCTACATCCTTACGTGGCCTAGTTTTGCAATCAACATTCCAGCCACAGCCAACGGATCAGACCACGTCGTCTCCATTGCCGCTGCCGTCAGCGCCACATTCCCTGGGGGGACGTGCACATGGCGTTCGCGCGTGACCGACGGAATTAAGTTCTACACCATTGACAAAAGTACCATTGAGGTCACTGCTTATCTCCCTGAAAACAGTGCAGGCATTGACACCCGAAGCACTATTAAAAGAGCCCTCGACGCTATCGAGGCCAAGCTGGCAGGCCGCGCTGAATCGGGTGTTGCCGAATATCAAATCGAAGGCCGCGCCATGAAATACATCGCCATCGCCGACCTTCTTGTTTTGCGTGATCGTTACCGCATGGATTTAGCACGCGAAGAAGCCGCAAACCGCGCAGCCAAAGGTCTTGCGCCCGCAGGCCGTATTGCCGTTCGTTGGGGTTCGTAATGGCAGACATCGTTAAAAACCTCTTTTTCCGCATGGCTTCTAGTGTGGGTTTTGTACCCAAAGGCACAGGCCTTCGCCGCTTCGATGCGGCCATGCTTAATCGACAAACCACCGACTGGTTGCAAACCGAGGTCAGCATCAACAAAGAGCTGCAAACCGATCTCAACGCCCTGCGTGCACGGGGTCGCCAGCTGGTCAACAACAACGATTACGCTCGCCGCTTTCGCCAAATGGTCGAGGACAACATCGTAGGCGCGTCGGGGTTCGCGCTGCAAAGCCGCGTCGAAGACAAGCCAGGCAGTGCAGACCGATTGGCACAACAGGCGATAGAGTCCGCTTTTGCTGATTGGTCAAAAAGAGCAGACATTACAGGCCGTTTATCCCTGCGCGAAGTGTGCCGCACCCTCATCAGCGCCATGCCCAGTGACGGCGAGTTTTTGGTGCGCTTGGTGCGCGGGGCAGATGCTAAAAATCCCCACAATTTTTCCATCCAAATGATTGATGTGGATCGCTTGGACACCAGCTTCAACGGTCGCTTCGGTCAAAACACCGTGGTGATGGGTGTCGAGATTGACAGCTATTCCCGCCCCGTGGCTTACCACCTCTTTGCCGCGCACCCCAGCGACGGCGTGCGCTCAGACCGCAGCCGAATTCGCGTCGATGCCGCCGACATGATTCACGGCTTTAAACAAGAGCGCCCCGAACAAATGCGCGGTGTCCCGTGGATGGCTTCAGGCATGTTGTCCCTGCACCACCTAGGCAAATTCATGACCAGCGCTGTGTTGGCCGCTGAGCATGGGGCTAACCACTACGGCTTTTTCACCACGCCCGACGGCAACGCACCCAACATGGGGGCAGACGACGGCACAGGCCAAACCATCACCGTCTCGCAGCCAGGGGTGTACGACACGCTGCCAGCAGGCACCACCTTCTCGCAGCACGAATCCAAATACCCCAATGAGGTTTTTGCCCCTTTTGTCAAATCCATTTTGCAGCGCACCGCCAGCGGATGGGGCATTGCTTACCACACGCTAGGCAACGACCTAGAGGGCGTGAGCTACTCCAGCATTCGCAGCGGGACACAAGTAGAGCGCGACCGCTGGATGGCCGATCAAGAGTGGTTCATCGACACTTTGCTAGAGCCCGTCTTTGCCGCATGGCTACAAATGGCGCTGCTCTCAGGCACCGCCACCATGCCCAACGGCTCAGCACTACCCGCTGCCAAAGCCGCCAAATTCGCAGCCCACAAATGGCAAGCCCGCCGCTGGGATTGGGTGGATCCGCAAAGCGACATGCAAGCCAAAGCGCTTGCCGTCACCATGGGTATTGCCGCTCCGCAAGATTTGGCAGCCAGCATGGGACAAGATTTTGATGATGTCATGAAGAAAATCAAAGAGGCCAAAGAGCTCGCCGCGCAATACGGCATCGCCCTGCCAGCGTATGACGCAAAGCCAGGGGCTAACTCGGGCATCGAGAAAAAGACAGCCTAAATGCGACACGCCCTGCCTTAATTTGCCGCATCAAAAAAAAGAAGATACCGCCATGAGCAACACAAACAACTCTCTACCTGCAGGTTTGCTAGGCAATGCCGCTCGGTTTTTATTGGTAGAGCGCAATGCCATAGATGAAGTTGCGCGCACGGTTCAATTGGCGTTTGCCAGCGAGACACCTGTAGATCGCCATTACGGTCAAGAGGTGCTCGACTGCAATCTCAAAGCCATGCGCCAAGGGCGCTTAAAAAGCGCAGCCCCTTTATTACTCGATCACAACAGCACCGACCAAATCGGCGTGATCGAATCCATCTCTATCGGCACGGACAAAGTCGCCCGTGCCGTTGTGCGCTTTGGGAAAAGCGCCAGAGCCGATGAAATTTTCCAAGACGTGGTGGATGGTATCCGCCAAAACGTCTCGGTAGGTTACATCATCCACGAGGCCAAACTCGACTCTATGACATTGGAAGACGGGGACGTCTACCGCATCACAGACTGGGAGCCTTTCGAAATTTCTATTGTCAGTGTCCCCGCTGATGCTAGCGTTGGTGTGGGTCGATCAGCCCAATCAGCGCAGGCAACAACAGCCCCACCCATAACCCTCGACCAACAACCACAGGAGCGTCAAATGACCGATACAACCAACACAACTGCACCCGTAGCCAATCCAGCCGCAGCTAGTCCCACTATCACAGTGGACAGCCGTAACCACGCTGTAGACATCTCCAAAATCGCCGCTGGCATTCCAGGCGCACAAGAGGTCGCCATGCGCAGCATTCAATCAGGTCACACGACCGAGCAATTTCAAGATGCGCTTATTCGCCATATGGCATCCAAGCCAGTGCCAACTGCTGACGTTGGCCTCACAGCCAAAGAAACACAACGCTACAGTGTTGTTCGCGCCATTAACGCCTTGTCGTCGCACGACGCGGCCAGCCAACGCGCAGCTGCATTCGAGCGCGAAGTCAGCGACGCTGTGGCACAAAAAACAGGCAAGGCCGCACGCGGTTTTTACGTCCCCAGTGAAGTTCAGCGCCGCGATTTGCTGGTGGGCACACCCACAGCAGGCGGCAATATGGTTGCCACCAACTTGCAGTCAGGCTCGTTCATTGACGCGCTTCGCAACGCCATGGTGATTGACAAGTTGGGCGCTATCTTTTTGTCAGGTCTCGTTGGCAATATCGCCATCCCCAAGCAAACCGCGGCTAGCACGGCCTACTGGGTTGCCGAGAATTCATCTCCAACAGAGAGCCAACAAGCCATCGGCCAAATCACCATGTCGCCCAAAACCATTGGTGCGTTTACCGACATCTCCCGCAAACTTTTACTGCAATCGTCTATTGATGTCGAGTCGTTTGTCCAGACTGACCTTGGTAAGGTGCTGGGCCTTGGCATTCAGCAAGCCGCCATTAACGGCACAGGCGCAGCCAATCAGCCATCGGGCATCATGACCCTGGCAGCAGCGACCAGCTTAGGCACCAACGGTGCGGCACTTGATTGGGCTAAGGTTGTCGCCCTAGAGACTTTAGTCGCATCTGCCAATGCTGACGGCGGCTCTATGGGTTACTTGACCAATGCCAAAGTTCGTGGTGCTCTCAAAACCACGTTCATGGACGGCCCCGGATCTGGTATGCGCATCTGGCAACCTGGTGACTCCAACCCCGTTAACGGCTACTCAGCTACCGTGACCAATGCCATCCCAAGCAACGGCACTAAAGGCACGGGCACCAATCTTTCAACACTCATTTTTGGCAATTTTGCCGATTTGGTGATTGGTCAGTGGGGAACGCTCGATTTAATGGTCGATCCTTACACGGGTTCTACGGCTGGTACTGTGCGCGTTGTGGCTTTGCAGGACGTAGACATCGCCATGCGCCGCACAGAGTCGTTTGCGTACTTCTCAGACGTGATTGCAGCTTAATTGCAGCTTAATCGCAGCCTACTCACCTCAGCACCATGTTCGATACATCCCCTGATCTCCCCGTCTTCCTGCAAGACTTCGGCATCGACTTCATAGCGCCCAGCGGCGCTGTGTTTCGCGCCTTGGTTGACCAGCCAGATGAGGAGAGTGAGGGACGCCATGTCCGCAGCGTCTCGCGCACCACCACCTTGACCTACGCCTCTAGCGCCGTTACTTTGGCGGTGTGGGATACGGTCACGCAAGTGGTGGGTGCCCAAGTGTGGACGGTGCGCGAGCCGCCCATGCAAACCAGCGACGGCGCGTTTTCCAAAGTCGTTGTCAATCGTGCCTAATTGTTATGCCTAATCCCTCCATAGCCCTTCAAGCCATCACCCGCGTGCAAGCCTTGCTCGCAGGCGGCTTAACGGGCATTCCAGGTGGCGTCACACTAGACCGAGCTTCTGCCTTCAAAAAAGACCAAGCACCAGCGGTGGTGATCGAGATTGACAGCGAGGACGCCGCGCCGCTGCACAACGACGGCGAGCGCGTCACGCTTAACTTCTCGGTCGTGTTTTTTGCGCGGCAAGACAACTGGCAAACCACGCTCGATCAGCTGCGCGTGGCGTCGCACAGCTTGCTCATTGCCGATGCCGCGTTGTCCGAGCTGGTATCAGGCCTGCGCCGCACCAACGCATCGTGGGACTGGGACGCCGCCGAAGGCACCGCCGCCGAGCACGTCCAGCGCTACACGTGCCAGTACTACACCAATACCCCCAACCTGTAATCCTATTTTCAAAACCCCCAAGGAGCCTCTATCATGATGTTAAATTTCGGAGCTGGTGATCTCTACCTCACCCCCCTCACCGACGCGTATGGCGCAACCATCGCCAACCCTACCAACGTGCGCGTTGCTGGCCTGCAAGAGTTTTCGCTAGATGCGTCTGGCGACCTCAAAGAGTTTTACGGCTCTGGCTCGTTCCCACTGGCCGTTGCCCGTGGCAAGGTCAAAATCGGCGGAAAATTCAAAGCCGCCGTGTTAGACCATCGCGCCATCAATAGCATGTTCTTTGGCGCAGGCTCTACCGCTGGCACCATGCGTGCTATCCACAAAACAGCCTCAACCGCCATCCCCGCTACACCGTTCCAAATCACACCCTCCGCGCCCTCCAGTGGCACGTTTGTGGTGGACTTGGGCGTGACCGATGCCAGCGGCAAAGCCATGACCCGTGTAGCCTCCTCGCCAGCTACGGGGCAATATGCAGTTACCAATCTGGGTGCTTACACCTTCGCCAGTGCAGACGCAGGCACCAGCGTCGTCATCTCTTACGAGTACAGCTTCACCAGCGCAGGCTCTGGCAAAATTGACCTGCTCAATTTGGACATGGGCAACATGCCCACGCTCAAACTGTTCTACCACGGACGCTTCCAAAACAGCCGCGCCTTGGTCGAATTGTCCAATATCGTGATTCCAAAAATGGGATTATTGGGCACAAAAAATGACGACTACTCCATCCCCGATATCGAGTATTCGGCCATGGCAGACGCCAGTGGCACCACCGTTGGCAGCATCTTCTTGTCGGAGTAGCCATGAGTGCAGCGAAGGTCAAAACGGCTAACACTACAAACACTACAAACACTACAAACACTACGGTCGTCAAAGTTGCAGGCATCCCCTTCAGTTTTGGCGGTCGGGCGCTGATACTTGCGCCGCTGACCATCAGCGCCATGAGGCAAGTGCTAGGCGCAATTCAGCAGTTTGATTCGTTGCCATTTGATGCTCAAATGGACACCGTCTCCAGTGCCTTGCTGGCCAGTTTGCAGCGCAACTACCCCGATATCACACAAGATGTGGTGGAGGGGGAATTGCTCGATGTGACCAACTTGCCGCAGGTTTTGGATGTGATTTGCAACAGTAGCGGCCTGCAAAGCAAGGCTGTCAATGATGTTGGCAATTGGGACGGTGCCATGCTGGGGGAAGCACAGGGGGCATAGATTGGGACGGCATCTATGCCCACGTCATCGCCTCTACGGGCTGGTCGTGGGATCAGGTCGATCAGCTCGATCTACCCCGTCTTAGCGCCCTTACAGCTTATTGGCGAAGGTCTCCGCCGCTGCACATCCTTGCTGCTGCTTATGTGGGCTACAAACCTGCGCCCGACCCGATTAAGAGCATCGATGAAGCTCTGCCAGAGTTGGTGCAGTCAGGGTTAGGCGCTAACAAAGTGAGCAAAACAGAATTTGAACAAATGCTAGCCAACAAAGGCATAGCGCAGGAGGTACAGCATGGCGGGTGATTCCAACAATCTTAATTTTGACATCACCGCTACCAGTAGCGGCTTTGCCCGCGCTGCGCAATCCGTCAGTGACAAGATGGCGGACTTGGCACGGCAAGCTGCCAAAGTTGGCAGCAATGCCGCCTTCGGTTTTAATTCGGCCACCACGTCGGCGGGGGCGTTTGGTAGCGGCATAGGGCTTGCCACAACGGCGGCATTGGCATTTGTCGCAGCCAACGTACTCATGGCTAAGGGCATGATAGATGCAGCCGACAAGCTCGATGAGTTATCTGAGCGAACGGGGGTCAGCGTCAAACAATTGGCAGGGTTGCAGTGGGCGGCAAAACTGGCAGGCATCGAGGGTGATGGACTCAATTCCAGCCTCAAAATTCTCAATAAAAACATCTCCGAGGCAGGCGCTGGCAACAAAGAGACGCAAGCCACGTTTGCGCAGCTGGGCATCAACGTTAAAAATGCGTCGGGCGAACTCAAAAGCGCCGATCAGGTGCTGCTCGATTTGGCAGACGTGTTTCCAAGGCTCAAAGCTGCCGACCGCGTGGCTGTATCGTTAGAGCTTTTGGGCAAGCAGGGTGAGGCGATGATCCCCTCCTTAATCCAAGGCAAAGCCGCGCTGCAAGGCATGATCGAGGAGGGGCAAAAACTCAACCCCATCACCGAAGACTTAGCCAAACTCTCAGGCGAGTTTAACGACAACGTAGACCGACTCACGCAAAGCCTCAAAGCAGGGCTACTGCCCGTCATCAACAGCATCTTGCCAAGCCTCAACAAAATGACCCAGGAGATGGCGCTGGGCATCCAGACGATGGGTGGTTTTGGTGCCGCCTTGATGTCGATTGGCACCGATAGCCCATTCAAAAATACGACTGAGCAAATCACCAGCCTTAACGAAAAAATCAAGGAAAACGATGCGGCACAAAAACGGGCTGGTGGCAACGAGTTTTTTAAGAAAAATCTAGAGGCTGAAAATACCCAGCTGAAACGCAAGCTGGACTACTACACCAAGCTGCGCGATATGCAGCTACCGAAAGCTGATTACAGCAACGAGGGTGGAGTCAGAAATGCTCCTGCTGGTCCCACGATTGATTACAAAAAAAATAAGAACGAAAAAAAGCCTGAAGAATCCAACGCCAGCAAATGGGATGCAGAATTAAGCGCCCAAAAGGAGGCGCACACGGCTTTGAATGCG